AACAGTTCTCCCACAACTTGCGCCAAGTCCTCTTTATTGATTAAAATCGGATTGCCGTCCTTATCCAAAGCACGTACATAATTTATCTCTTTTTTCTGGGGAAGTGCGCTTTCGACTTCCTTCATCGTTTTTATAGCTCCCATAATTATTTGATTTTAAATTGAACATTGTTTTAATCCTTTTTGAACACCACATCCTGAATCTTCCAGTTCCAGGTCTTGTCGTCCTTCTTCCCGCTATTATGGAAATTCAAGGCTGACTTAATGATGTTCTCCTTCAAATCGTTTTTCTTGAACTCGACTTCCGCCTTCTGCGGAAATTCCTTTACCTGCGCGGTATCTACTGAGATAACCAGCGCAACCAATAATGTGTCTAACATAATCCTTTTTATTACATTAATAATCGAATACCAATCTCCTTAATACGCTGCCGACCGCTATGCCGGCAGCATCCGCAAGTATGTCCAGCCAGTCCCAGCCCGTACCGACCTTGCAGTTCTTCTTATACATCCAGTCAGCGGCTTCTTTCGTCACGCCTGCCGTAACGGCACAGAGTTCACCCGCTGTCAGGGTGATAACAAAGCATGCAAAAAAATGCAGCAGCTTGTCGTTAATTCTTAAAAGCATATCCAACCTCATTTTGATTTACCAACCGGACGAGAACCTATTACCCGTCCATATATTATTAAATTTGTCATATATGAAAATAGCCAGCCATCCCCCTGTTATATGAACTTTTGTCGTTCCCGATGTAGGATACCCCAGCGGGCTTATCCGGCCATACACATAGACGTCACCGTTTGAATGGTTTCTTATAAAATAGATTTGCCCGTCCTCGGCGTTGCTCGGAAGATTCATTGTAATACCTTTGGATACAGCCATAATGATACTGTCCATAAGGGACAAGGTTATATTACTGTCAACTCTTCTCGTCCTTAACCGGAAACCGCAAATATCGCCTTTAGGTGCAAACAGCACATGATTCCCCGTCTCTACAAAATCATCATAACTTTTAGCGCCATATACCGTCGAATGAAAGCATGTGTTTATACCGGCTGAGTAGGACGCCGTGCTGCGGCTCACCTCAATTCTTATCGGAGATATAAGTACTCCGCCGGATGATGCCGGGATAGTGTCAGCCCCGATGAATGTGGACACGTATTGGTTCCTGAAACGTATCAGTGAGGCTGAAAGCAGCATGTCATCATTGCCTCTTCGGGCATGCAAATCTGAGGAAATATCAAAATCCCCGACAGAACCTTCTTTTGCATTGATTTTTCCGGTAAAATCCCCGTCCGCACCTTCCAGATGCTTCACCTTCAGGTTATCCACGTCGATGAGGTCTGCATCTATCTTCCTGGCAAGCAAAAGCTGCGTACCCAGTAGCGGGTATTCCTGGATGGATTTCCAGGAAGTAGTGTCCGGGTTCTGAGCCACGTCATCGAATGGGTGCATCTCGCTGTTTCCCGATACAGGATTCATCCACATAAACACAAACCCCTTATCCTTATCCAGGAAATATTCCCCGTTCTTATACTTGAACGGCAGCGGTTTCCAGTCACCATCGACCGGGAAGGGGGACGGGTTCTGCCGAACAATGCTGGCCCTCTTCTGCGCAAGAAGGGTCTCGCGGGCACTATCACGGTACGCTTCCACGATAATAGAATCCGCATTGCCCCACTTGTCAGACGGAAGGTAGTATTCCCATTCGGACGATGCACCGGGGGAATCCGCCGTACCGAGGTCCTTGCCTGCCGACTGGACATGCAGCCGCCAGAATACATCCAGCAGGGCCGCATCAGCCCCGCTACGGTGCAGGGCTTTCAGCTTCAGCGGCACCATCTGTACATTGTTACAGTCCACAGAGATGGCAGCCGGCTGGCACTCGATGTCAACGTATTCCACCGGGTCAGGCTCGCTGACAGCTACGACACTCAAAACTGCTGTCACCATCATAGCTCAATGGGATTAGTATTCGTTGCTATTACTCTGAATGTCTTGGCACGCGCCGCATCCGTATAGGTCAGTGCAATGTCCTTGCCCTGGAACTTGTTGCTGTCCTTTCCCGACAGCGTGAACGGATTGTTCTCGCCATCGAATGTGGCGAAGTCCCAGCTTGCCACCGCCACTTCCTCTCCGGACTGGCGTTTATAGGCATACGGTGTCAGCGTTCCCGTTTCTCCCGGATATATCTGCCCGTCCGATGAAAGCCCCTTGACCTTGAATGCCGCCAGTATAGGGTCGCTAAGGTCGAACACGGTAATGAAGCCCTTTGCTATGACCTTCGCATTCTGCACAGCCTCACAACTTACCACCAGCGAACCGTCAATATCATTCGCGGCAATGTTCTGGGTTCCCTGTGTACCAAGGTTGGCCTCTCCCGATGGCAGCTGCTTCTTCCATTGCAACGTAATGTTCCCCAAATCGTTGATAAGGTCTCCGCCACTGTACAGCGATGCCTTCAACGTCAGCACTTCGGACGGATTGATTATCTGCGTACCCTTGTCAGAAGTAATGAATAACTCATACTGTTTACCGGATGATTCCTGGATGACAACATCCGTCGCAAGTTCGTTGAATGCGACCGTATGCCCGCCGATTTCAACTTCACCGGAAACGGTTATGCGGTCATTGTCATATCCGGAGATGGGCACGAGGTTCTTCATGACGCGAAGTCCCGTCATGGGATAGGACTGCGAGTCCACACTTACATTGTATCCGGTTACGCGCTTGAACATGCCGACAAACTGTTCCGTATTGCACAGCCCGTCCTCCCCAAATGCAAGTTCGGTACCGTTATACTTGAATACAAGTTTGGAAGGGATGAGGATACGCCCGCTGCTCACATCACGTAACACGACAATGACAATAGGGCGTTTGTCTTCTGCGAGTGCTTCAAAATCCGGCGTATACTTGTCGCTACCCTTTGTCCATGCCTGGATAAGCGGACCATTGTCCACGCGTACATACCCGTTAACAGTCGTTCCGTTACTCACCGCCACGATAGCCAGTGAAGCGGTCACTTGATTCTGGTTCATCGCTGGCCTCCTTTCCTTTTTCCGTCAGTTTTTGCCCCGGCCGGCTGTTCCGGACCGGTCACGCTGAAACCGGGGTCTATTTCCTCTTCCTCTTCGGGTGTCACACTGAAACCGGGGTCGATGTCCTCTGAACCCTGCATCGCTTCCTGCTGTTTCTCTATCAGTTCCTTCAACTCACGTGCAGAACCAATGATGTCGATGTCAAGAAGAGTACCCACATTCCGCATCTCACTGATAGGAATGTACACCCTGCCATCCGGAAGGGTATTCATTATCCCAAAGAATTTGCCTTCGAGCTTTGCCTTTTCTACAATTACGTACATATTGATTAAAGTTTAAAGTTGTTACTATTCATATACCGGACCCGTGGCAATGAATACCGTCTTTCCGTCAACCTGCGAGGATATAACGGCGCCTTCCTCATCGCCCATCAGGGACTCACCCGTGAGAAGCCCCACTTCCGCCCGCACATGGAAGATATATTTTGCCGGGAAACCCTTGTCCGCCGGAATGAACTCCAACGTCCGCCCGCCGGTTGCCAGCACCTTCTCCGGCTCGCCCGGCTTGGCACTCTGGCCTTTCCATGTGATGCGGAAAAGGTCATCGTACTCTGTACCGTACTCGCGGCGGTTGTCGAAGATGCGTATTTCATAGGCGCTCGGCTGCTTCATATCATCGGAAAGGGTAAAACCCTTTGTCTGGATAATTTCGCAATTGAGGGAAGCTGCCATCTCCGTCTTTACCTCAATTACCACTTCCAGCCGCCCGTCCGTAGGGGCCTGCGGTCTGCTGCCCGCATATTCACAGGCGCGGCAACGGAAACTTGCACCAGTGACATACTTCGCCTGATACATCAGCTTTCTTGTATATACACCGTTCCCATCGTGGCAGACGATGCCAGGGTCATCCGGCGTAACCGGGCGATATGCTCCGTCTTCGAGGATGTCCCAGAAGTATGCGGCGTGTTCATCATCCACCGATTCAGTACCCGTATAGAGCTGCGGTTCTATCTCCCTGTCCCAATAACCGGAACGGTCGGCCAGGCGAAGCGGGTCGGTCACCATCACGGAATCACCCTTCAGGCGCAACGAATACGCCTTGTTGTCGTACAGGTGCGAATACGACCTGATGCTCCTTTCGACCCTGACCTCGCGATTCGTGCGCGGGTCCGTGAATATCGCGATACCGAAATACTCCACCGGCTTCTCCGGCGGAATGTTCTTCCGGATGGTAAGCGCATATTTGGGCACACCGCCGCTGCCGTCGGAAATGCTGTAATACTCGCCCTCGACGATACGGTTGGCCGACTTGTCACGGGGTGCGCCCTCGAACCACTCCACCCCCGTGAGTTCCATTTCACCGAATACCGTCTTCTCATCGAACGCCGATACCTTCGGCACGATGACCAGCGGTGTCAGGGTCCGGTCGGGGCTGTATTCCCGCAGTTCCTTGTCGTAGGTCTGCACGGGACTGCCCGACAATACTATTATCTCTCCCTGAAGGGAAAGGGGGCAACGTAAATACGGCCCCACTGCTTGTTACTCTTTAATCCCATATACCTATAAATTCTTATACGATGTCAAATCCTAAATTCATATCCACTTTCTCCAACCTGCCATTTACCGGAAAGAACACCCGGCAGGTGAATATCACGGACTTGCTGACAAAACCGAAATCCGAACCGACCCCGTGCTGGTTCCCGTTGTCGATATGGATGGCAAGCCTGTTTCCGTCCACATACTCAGGCGTCCAGAGGTTGTCCGCCGGAACATTGCCACTGTTGCGGAACCACTCCACTTCGGTAGCATCGTTCGCCATCACATCATCCGTTATATCCGTAGTTCCGAAATATATACGCCCAGAAATTACCTCATCCACACCTCCTATGACGAATGCCTCCCCGCCTGATAGCGAGAGCTGGAGCGAATACCTGCTGTCGCCCTCAAGGAGTCCCCACGACGGGGAGTTCCATTTCGGTTCGTCGGTTGTCTTATCTGACAGACAGCCCCACTTGCAGCCAAGGTGGTAGACCGTATGCTGTTCCAGCAGGGTATATTCGCTGCCGGAAGGCTTTGCCAGTTCGTGCTGCACTAAGCGGTAAGGAGTGCCGCTCTGGGCCATTTCCAGCGACCAGATACCCCGGTCTACCTTGTTGGGAATGACATCGCCGTTGTGGTCGAGTTGGTAGAATTTCTCGGCAATGACTGTCTGTGCCATGACGCCTGTCTCATTCTCGGAAATCGGCAGCTTTTCAAGTGCCTTGGTACGGGGAAATCTGCCGATGCTGATTGAGTAGTTGTAGTCCTCCAATATCGGCTTATAGACATTGGACAAAAACATGATGCGCCCCTCACGCGAAGAAATCATCCACGACTGTGCCCGCCCGTTAAAGCCGCCCTCTTCAGGAAGCATACTGTTACCCCTGCGGGTTACGTTGTAGCCGGCCAACGGCGGATAGTTCATGCCTCCAGGCACTTCGCTGTCCGGATAGAGCACGACCGTTATGCTGTTCTCCTGCGCATTGGTGGTAAGAATACGCATCCAACTGGTGTAATAGTCGGAACCGCCCGTAAGCAGTGTGTTAATGATGGAGAAGCAGACATCATTTTCCTGGAACTTCATGAAGTCGAAGTCCGTGCGTTTCTCTATTTTCAGACGGTAGGTATTTTCTCCCAAATCCTCCACGGATTCTATCTTGCCAATCTCGGTAAAGGAGTAGTCAGATTCCATTCCTTGAATCTGGTTTATTATCAAGTCAAGCACTGACAGTGAACCGCGGACTTCCAACCGTTCTACCTGTGCCCGGCCATCAGGAAATATCCCTGCACCCTTACCGGCAATCAAGCTGTCTACGAATTCGCCGAACCTTACCGGGTCCATGAAGGTTTTCGTACCGTATGCCGTGTCCGGATATAACCGGGAAAAGAAGTCATACAGACAGCGGCGTGCAGAATACAGGTTGTTGTCCGTCGGAAGGGTACGGTCGCCGGTCCTGATTATATCGGGAAGGGACGATGCGACATCACGGATATAGTTCTGCACCCCGGTTATGCCGTCCCGTATCTGTTCGAGCGTTCCGGAACTCAGGGCGTCGCTTATCTCCAGGTCCATCTTCGAGGGCAGGTTCACATTCCGGGTAATCTTCGTGATACGGCTGTCACGGTAGCCGGTATCCGGAAAATACTTCCGGCTCTCCAGCCTTACACGCCGTCCGATGAACAGGTCCGCACCGTGCTCCTCAACCCATACATGGTCAGTCGGGGCCTTGTAGACGCCGATGTCCTGCCAGTGTTCCCGGTTGTACTTGTCTACGGCGTCGCTGAACTCCTTTTCGGCCGACGGGTAATACTCGTCGGGCATGCGGATATTCCAGATTATATAACGGTCGCCCACCTTCGGGACAAGCGTGTCACCCGGAAGCTGCATGCCGTCATCATAAGGCCAGATGGTCACAATCTCGAACTCACGGGTGTCGCTGTCGAAATTGACATCGAAATAGTGTCCGTCATCCTTGCCGAGCCCTGCAAGCTCACCGTCCTGGAACGATACGCGCTTGACCGCTCCGGGAAGTTCATAACTGTTCGGGTCGAAATCCAGGGAAGCGTCACTGAAATAATATACCGTGTAGGGTTCACCGTCCTTGTCCTTCACCTCCTTGCTGCGCACGCCGCTTACCGTACCCACACGCCTGGGATAGATACCGCTGAAGGCATCGCGTTCGTAGCGGTCGAATATGCCGTACTCGTCAACGCCCACCTCGACAAACTTCTTCCCGCCCGGAAGCATCAGGCGGCTGCTGCCGTACTTTTCCGGGTCGATGTTGCGCGAGGAGCCTATCGGGAACAGGCGGGTGTAGAACCCGGCCGTGCTGCCCGTGACGCGTTCCAGGGAAACCAGCCCACCGCCGTAACCCAGCGTGATGCTTTCCCCGTGCTCGCAGCGGCAGACGTTCACCGTCTGTCCCTCGACCCACCATTCGGCCTTGCCGCCCACTTTTTCGGCAATCGCCTTCAGTGCCTCATTGCAGTACATCCCCTCGTAATCTATGACGATGAGTTCCGTACCGTCAACCTGCCCGACCTTCCAGTCGGTGACATCCCCCATGCCGGCATTGACGGCACTGACCACCAGCGCCACATGCTCCCGCGGCGTAGCTGTCAGCGTGAACACCGGTTCGGCATCGCCGTCCGTCGTCTCCAGTACAAGGAAACGCCTGACGAGGCTCTCGATGCCGTACAGTTTCAGATCGTAGCGCCATTCGCCTTCACTCACCTGCTTCGGCGTGTAGCGTTCCGTCAGCCAGTAACGCTCGCCCATGAAGTCCGTGTAGTCGTTCACATCGACGGCTATATGGGCATGGTGCGTGAAGGAGAGGGCCAGCACGTTGTCACCCTGCACCTCCTTCCGCTGGGTCGAGCTGTCGTCAGCGGCGATGTCCGCCCGCCTGTTTCCTTTCCTGTCGTATATCGTAATCATGTTCGGTTATCGTTTAAATGCCGTTTGAATGTCTTTTTAATCCGTCAGATGACCGGTACGGGTTCACGGAACTTCACCTTGAACTTGCCCGCATGCACTCCCTCCCTCCACAGATAGGTCAGCGGGGTAAACTTCGTGCAGTCCGCATATTTCAACCGCAGCTGCAGCCCCAACTGGGGGAGGCTGATGTCCAGCCAGCCGTCTTTCCCCTGTTTCAGGAAGTTCACAAAGGCGAAGTACTGTCTCATCCATCCCGCCTTTGTCCGGTTGAACAGGGCGAAGTTCAGCGTCACGTCACGCGCCTCGTTCCTCGGGGTGAGCACGGCGCTGTATTTCTCCCCGTGCTCCTCCCGTATATCCACGGCCGTGTCCTTCTTGGCCTTGCTCGGGGTCAGGATGGCCGTCAGGTTCTCCATGCCGCCGCGCCGGTCTTCCACCAGGAATACACCGTATTCAGTCCAGATGTCCGTGCCGTTTACCAGCACCAGACCGCTCAGTATATCTGCCATATCAGTTAAATTTTATACCGTCACGTTTTATCGTACGTATATCTTCCTTTATCTCGCCCAGGCAGGCGGTACCCAGCCTGGTGTGCTCCTCTATTTTAGCCAGGTATCCTTCGGCAGCGCTCATCTTCTCCGCGACGTTCTCGATGCCGCTGTCCATGCTTGCCCAATGCCGGAGACCGCCGGTGAACATGCCCTCCAGCTTCGTGCCCTGCTCCTGCGTCATGGCGGTGAAAGCGCCGGGCTTGCCCGTCTGCACCGTGCCTTCCTCCTGCACCTTGTCGTAGCCCGTGGCGGCGGCAAGTTTGTCACGGAGCTTCATGGCTTCTTCCACATACTGCATGTACTCATCCGTCAGCGCGTTCCGTTCCGCTTCGGTCAGATCGTTGTCCTCCATCGCCTTGCCGAACTTCTCCCACCAGCCCTTCAGCTTATCGTTGTACAGCTCGCCGATCTTATTGCTCAGCATCGCACGCATGAAGTATTCCGAAATGTCCTCAGCCGCATCCTTGGCACCGTACTTCATGTTCATCAGGTTGTCGATGAAGCTGCTGTACATACCGTCGAATGAAATACTGGTCAGCCCCTCATACAGCTGGTCGGTCAGCTCCTCCAGCTTGCCGGCCTGGTCTATATAGTCATCCAGCTTCTCGGTCAGTCGCCCGCCGTAGCCGCCCTTGCCGGTGTTCTGGATTTGAGTCCACATATCCACGTTGCTGCGTAGTGCCTTCATCTCCTCCGGGCTCAGGCTCCACAGGTTCCCGTCCCACTGGCGGCCTATCTGCCCGCTCAGTTTGTCAATCTGTGCCTGACTGAATCCGCCCCAGTAGTAGTTCCAGGAATGGTGGCTACCGCTGTAACGTGCCTGTTCCTGCGCTATCTGCAGATAGTTCGCATTCGTCTCCTTCTGGTATTTGTACGCATCCCGGTAAGCTTCCACCGATTTAGTCCCCTTGCTTGCCTTGATGGTATCGGTCAGATCTTCGATGGAAGTCTGCAGTCTCTCGTTCCGGTCCGTAAGGCGGTCTATTGCGGCCTGTACCTCCCTGGCATTTCCGCCAATGCCGAACAGCTTGTTGAAACCTCCGAAAGACACCGTATTCAGCAATCCTCCGATACCATTCACAAGGGAACCGCCTATCTGTTTGAACAGGTCCCCACTGAGGATATTGTCGAGCATTCCGGTTATCGCATTGAAGATGGTGTCTATCAATGATGAGATAATCGGGCCAATACCGTCTTTCAGCAAATCCAGTATGGAAAGAATGGCCGATATAATCTGTCCGATGACTCCGGCACTTGACAGGGTCTCGGACATCTGACTGATGGCATCACCGACCTTGCCCCCAATATTCAGTTTTGACAGCCCGGTAAGCATATTCTGGATTCCTTCAAATGACCCCTGTAAGGTTCCGCTTGCAAAACCGTGCAATCCGTCGGATACCATGTTCAATCCGTCAACCGTGTCCTGGGAGGCTATTTTCACATCCCCGGCAAGTGTTTTCATTTCGGAAGTGGCATTCTGGTACTCTTCGTCAGCTGAAGCACTGGACGATTGGGCCATTTGAAGAGCGATTTCGGTACGTTCTATTTCTGCCTGGTTGCCGTTCTCAAGCGCTTTGTTGTAATCGGTCTGCGCCGCCTTCAACCGGCTGAATGCCGCTTCCTGTAGCAGTTCCGCATTTTGCACACGTGTTACGGCATCCCCCAAAGCGTGCATCTGCGTTTGTAACCGGGCAAAATCCAATGTCCCGTTTCCGCCGGGAAGCATGCTTTGAATACGTTCAATGGCATCGTAGACGACCTGCTGGTCTGCTGCTCCCGAACTTTTGAACTCATCCGTCTTGACATACTGTTTAAGCTCGCCAAGCAGGTTCTTCATCTGGTCTGCAAGCAGACCGGTCAAGTCCCCGAATGCCGCCCCCCAGTCTATCTTTTGGGAAAGGGCTTCCATATCCACTTTATGCACAGCCGAATCACGCTGCTTCTCCAAAGTCAGCCTTTCTCCCTGAGACTGCGCCTTGCGAATTTTCTCCGCATATTCCTCAGCGATGGCCAGTTTCTGCTGCTGGAAAGTACCGTATTCCTTCAGATAGTCACGCATGGCTTCCGCCTCTTCCCTGTACACGTCCGTCTCCGCTTTTTTCCGGGACTCGGTGTTTGAGGCACGGGCTTTTTCAAGTGCATCCTGTTGCTCCCGGGTAAGTCCGTTATCTCCGGTGGAAAGACCGGCTTCCTTGTTCTCACGCTTCCAGTCGGCTTCCTGCCGGTTAATTTCTTCTTTTCTCGCGTTATAGTCATATTCGATTTGTGCCAGTTTCTTTTCGGTACCGGCTTGCATGCGGTCTATCTCTTCCTTCCGGTTTTCAGCCTGCAAGACGGCAAGATCCTGCGCCAGCCTGCGCTCTGTGGCAAGCCGTTGCTTGGCTTCCGCTTCCGGATTCTTCCCGGACTGATTGGGGTCGATATGCCCGCCGATGCCTGACTTCTGTTCCAGTTTCAAGCGTTCCTTGGTTAAATTCTCCGCTGCTAATATATACCCGTTATATTCTGATTTAAGCCGCTCTATTTCTTCCTTTTTTTTCCAACGTCCGTTATTATTCTGTTTATAGGATTGATCAGAAGAAAAGAAACGGTCAACCTTTCCTCCATATCCCCACCAAGTATCAAATTCACTCTCGTCCTTAGCCTCTGCCTCGGCTATTTTCTCATCAACCTCTGACGCTTTTTTTACTAAATTCTGTACTTTCGCTTGGAGATAGAGAGACTGTACATAATCCTCACTCTTTTTTATGATGGCATCATACCATTCAGAAAGTGTTTTATAATACCCGAAAGATTCTCCGTATTTACGGTTCAGTGCTTCCACCTTGGCCTTTTCCTGTTCCTTGCTGCCGGTAAAGTTCTTTATCTCATCGATGACCGATTTCAGTTCAAAGCGTGTACGCACCATCTGGGCACGGCCGTCCTTCTCTATCTCGGTCATTTCCTTCAGCGATATGTTGAATTCATCCACGCCTTTTTTGGCGCCGAACAGGCTCTTCGTCCAATCCCAGATTTCATCACCGTACATTACCAGCAGCATGATGCCGGTGGTCATGGCCGTCTGCCAGGAAAAGAGCGAGGACAGGACCTGTTT